GGGCATCAAAACCCGGTGACCCACCAGCAAAAGACACTGGTAACTTGGCGTCATCGTTAGTGTGGAAAATGGACGGCGATTCTGCTCTTGTTGGGTCAACCATACGCAACCCTGCATATCCTTTATGGCTTGAATTTGGAACTCGCAGGATGGCTGCTCGCCCTTTTTTGCAGCCAGCTATGCAAAAAAATGCTCAAAAATTTATTGATAGGCTAAAGAGTATTCATCAAAAGGCGGTCCCATGAATTGGCAATTACAGGTCGCACTGTTTAACAAACTAAACGTCTCAGCTATAACTAGCCTAGTTCGTGGCGTCTACGATCACGTGCCGCAGGCTGATGACGCAGCAGATGATTCTCAGTTTCCTTATATTACTATCGGTGAAGCCAGAGCCAACGAGTTCGATACAGATGAAGTTTTAGGCTTCGATGCGTCATGCGTAATTCATGTTTGGGGCAGAAAGCGTGGCAGGAAAGAAGTTAAGCAAATACAAGATCAAATCTACCAAGTGTTGCATCGTGCTAATTTAACGATTTTAGGGTATGATTTTATCTCAATAGACCACCAGTTCGCTGAGTCATTTGTTGACAGCGACGGTTTAACTAGGCACGGGGTTCAACAGTTCCGCGTGCTATTTCAAAATCCATGACTAAGAGGGCATTGCCATGAGTGGATTTGTAGGGCGTTTGGTTGAAGTCCGCAAGGGAACAACTACTGGAGTGTTGATCGCTGGTGTTCGCACCAAGAGCGTGACCATCAACAACGAGCCGATTGACATCACCACGGATGACAGCGCGGGTTTCCGAGAGCTGCTAGACGTTTCCGGTGAGCGTCATTTAGACATCAGCGTTGAAGGCTTGACTCAGGACAATACTCTGCTAGGGATTGCGGTCGGAGGTACTTCCCTGATCGACGAATTTAGCATTGTATTCCCCGGCACACCGAACGTGGTGGTTCGCGGAGACTTTAGAATAAACAATCTGCAGTTTGGTGCTGAATATGCAGACGCAGTGACTTTCACTGCCGAACTGCAATCGACTGGCTCGTTTGCGGTTGACCCATAATGTCTAGCAAAACAGTTTCAATCACTTTAGAAGGTGAAGATTGGGCGATACCTGTAAGTTATAGGGTCGCCGCAGACTTGTGCGACGCTGGCATTGATCCTCTGCGCATGGCAATGGCCGCACAGTCAACTGGCACCCTTCCAATTACATTTGAGCAGCTAATCACCGTGATTTATATCGGCACTAAGAGAGCCGGGTGTAAGCTGACAAAAGATGACATTGGGGAGGCCATCGTTTCTGAAATAGGAATGGTTGCTGCGCTAGAGGTTGCTTCTCAAATTCTGACCCTGATTGTTACTGGTGGTCCTAATGCCGAGGAGTCGAATGTTTCTGGAAAAAAACAGAACGCGGGGCGGCGCAAGACTGGCGGGGCTTAATAAAGCACTGTTTTCAAATCGCTATAACCGCGTGGAAAATTCAGCCGTCTGAGTTCTGGGCTATGGACCACGAGCAGTGGTGGTGGATTGCAGACATGAACCGAGAAAACAATTCTGGGTATTATGCGGGCAGTCTGACCGAGAAAGATTGCGGCGATTTATATGAGATTCTGAAAAATGGCTGAAATCGGATCGTTACAAGTCAGAATCGGCGCAGACACGACTGGGCTTGATAAGGGAATTAGTAACAGCGAGTCCTCAATAAACCGCCTCGGCGGTATTGCTGCGCGTGGTGCTTTAGCGGTTGCAAAAATTGGAGTCGCAGCAGTAGCCGCTGGTTCGGCTCTGGCGATTGCGTTCACAAAGCAAGGTCTCAGTGCCGCAGATGCGCTTGCCAAGCTGTCCCGAAGCATGGACGCAACAGCAGACGGGCTTCAGGCAATGCAAATTGCCGCAGATCGTTCTGGAGTATCCGCTGGTGCGTTACAAGCGGCAGCTCAACAGTTAAACCGAGAGCTAGCAGGAGCAGCGAGAGAAGGCGCTGGGCCTGCTGCTGACGCACTTAATCGACTCGGTTTGTCTGCTCGTGACTTGTCAGCGATGGACGTTGATCAGCGGATGGCGACTCTGTCTGACCGGATGCACGATCTGGGAATGTCAGCCGGTGAGGCGCAGGATGTTATGCGCGATCTCGGTATCAGGTCTCGCGAGATGGCGTTGCTAATGATTGGCGGCGGCGACGCGATCAGGCAGGCCCGGCAAGATGTTGATGATTTTGGGTTGTCACTTTCAGCTGTTGACGCCGCGAATATTGAGCGCGCAAATGACGCAATGGCTGATGTCAAAAGAGTTGTTGATGTGGTTCAGCAAAGGCTGGCCTCGGCTCTTGCGCCGGTTCTTGAAATGTTATCCAACAAATTCCTTTCCATGTCGCGTGAATCCGGTGGCTTCCGTGACGCAATAGACCGTGGCGTAAGATCAGGAATAGTTGGTTTTGCAAATCTCGCCAACGCGATTGAGGTTGTTCGCAGGGCAGTTGGGGTTCACCAAGAATCTGTCAACATGCTTTTCAATGCCTATCTTGTTGGAGCAGGCAATGCGGCAACATTTTTAATCGAGAAAGTTTTAGGCGCAATCAACAAGCTAATCGAAGGTGCCAATCAATTTGGAAATTTGATTGGCGTTACATTTGACACCATCGAGCCTCCAGCGTTTTTAGCTGAAATTGAAAATCAAACCGTTAATGCTGAAAACAGGATGATTGAGGCGACCGGGAGAATTCGCGAGCTTCTCACCAGCCCTTTACCCAAGCAAGGCATTATTCAGGCATACGATGATGCTGTCGTCGCAGCGAATGCGTCCAGCCAAGCACAGATAGATGCAGCAGCAGCTCGCGATGAAATGCTGCGTCAGATGGATGACGAACGCGGCGTGCAGGTTGACGAAAAAGAAATCGCCCGGCAAGACAAAGAAAAAGCTGCGATGGAGGCAAGGCTTCAGCAGTTAAGCGAACATTTAATGACAGAGCAAGAGCTAGAAAAATATCAACATGAGCAAAGGCTTGCTGAGCTTGATGAGTTTCATGCAGCCGGATTAACAGATGAAAAACAATATCAAGGTCAGCTTGAAAAATTGAAGAAAAAGCATCAAGATGCTATTTCGAGAATTCTATCAAAAGGCGGTCAAGATCAGGTAAAAGATGGCGAGCAAACAATGCAGTCCATTTTTGAAAGCACTAAAGTAGGCGCTATCGCCACTGCTTTGATAAAAGCCAAAGAGTCTATTACAAGCGCATACGCATACGGAAACTCGATTGGCGGTCCTCCTGTTGGCGCTGCGTTTGCCGGTATTGCCGGGGCGTTTCAAGCCAGCCAGATAGCAGGGATGAGGTCGTCATCATTAAGCGGCGGCGGCTCTGCTACTGTATCAGGTGGCGGCGGTTCTTCTATGCCTGCAATGCAATCTCAGGCTCAGGCAGAAAGTAGCCCAACGCAAATGCTTCAAGTGTCTGGTGTTTCTGTTGGCGATATGTTCAGCGGTCAAGTCGTGAGAGAATTGGCAGGGAAACTTTTAGATTTCCAACGCGATGGCGGCAGGGTGGTGTTCGCAGACTAATGGCTATTACAATTGATTTAAGAACAGGAACCAACAAAACCAATAATCCTATTATCGGATGGCAGAATGTCGCGCAGCTTTCGACGGCTAGCGCGACGTCTACAACATCTGGATTCCCTGCTATAGCGGCATTGACTTATGCAAGCTATGAGGGATGGAAGCCAGACGGCACCAGCGGAACATTTACGCTGAGCTTAAATGACAATCTAGACTATATAGGGATACAGTTTATTGGGTCTGGAACAGCCACTATCGAATACGTTTATGGGGCTACCACGGTATCCTCTGGGAGCTTTGCAGCTAATGGGGCTGCCATGCTGCTTTTTGACTTTCAGTCAGTTCAAACAATTCGAGTCATTGTTTCAAGTTTTTCAGGATATCTTGCTAACATCATGTGCGGCAGATACACAGAATTGCAGAGAAAAATTTACGTCGGTCACACCCCAATAAATTACGCCAGAAATGTAGACCGCGTTCAGGGCTTGTCAGAGTCTGGGCAATTTTTAGGGCATATCGTAAGACGAAGAACAAAATCTACAACCATCGATGTGGCAAATTTAACTCCTGATTATTATCGCACGACACTAGACCCATTTTTTGCGGCATCGACAGAGCAGCCTCA